CCATTAAATCCTACTGTATTTATTGGTGTTTGCGCTTTTTTAGTAATGAGTATATTTGCACTGGCAGACGTTGCAACTGGTCTTTTTGGTAAAGAGTTAGTTATCACTGATGTAGTTTATCATGCTTTTGTTGGTGTTGTTGCTGGTGCTTTTTTAGGCGGTACAATTACAACGGTTGCCGGAAACAAAAATATTAAAGACGAAAATCCCGAATAGATGGAAAGCGTTATCATGCAGTATGGCATTTTAGGTATTGTTGCTTTAAGTTTGGCAAAAATAAGTTATCAACAATACCAAAGTTTAATTAAAAAAAATATTGAATTAGAAAAGCGTATTGATGACCTGCAGATTGAAATTAGAGATTACCTTATACATGACAGGGAAGAACTAAGTAAAATCATGGAGCGAAACGCTATTGCTTTTGAGAATTTGATGCACACAATTAAAAATATTAATAATGAGCGATAAACTTTTTGGCTTTATTGGTTCACTTGTTGTAATACTTATTGCTTTGGGCATCTTTTTGATCCTGATGACTAATGAAATGCCTGCTGAAAATAGAGAATTGCTTATTGCTTTTACAAGTGCCTTATTTGGGGCTATTGCCGGGAGCATTAAAAACATAACAGGAGGACAGGATAAATGAAAAAACTTGAATACTTGATTTTATTTATTGCAGTTGGTGCTGTATTGGTGCTAATGTTTTTTATGTTTGATGGTTTCTTTAAGCAAATGCCTGAAAAGCCAAATAACGATTCTGTTATTTATCGACATGATACTACTTTAATAAACTACGGAATAAGGTTAGACAGTATTGACCGCTTCCATAATCGTATTAGATGAGAAATTACCTATCAATTGCAGCCATTTTTTTCATTGCTGGATATATTTTAAATGAAGAGGCTTGTGAGGCAAAAATACCTGCTTTAAATAAGAAATACGACACTGTTTTGAATGTTATTGATACTCAATACGTGCAAAAAGATAGTATTGTGTACCGTAAAGGCAAAGACATTTATCATGATACGACTATTTTCGTTCCACGTGAAACAAAAGTTATTGACACAGTAGAGGTATTAGCAGAATGCCATGCAATAAATATTTTTAAAGATAGTTTGCAGCTGCCTGATAGTGTTGGTATGGTTAAAGTATTTGATACTGTACAGGATAACCGCATAACAGGCAGAAGATGGGATGCAACTGTCAATAAAATAACCATCACAAAGGAAATTATATTGCGTGAAAAACCTCGTACAACTTATCATGGTGCTATTATGTACAATGATGAGCCAATAGGTGCTATAATCGTTCAAAAACCGTCTAAATTTGGCTTTATTTTAGGTGCTGGGGCTAATTCTTTTATAGTTGGCATGACCTTTAAAATCAAGTAGGCAAAGGCTTTCAATACTTATTGACAAAAACTTTTAAAAATAAATGTCAATAACTGGGATTACATAAAAAAAGTTGTTTTATTTTTGTTTTACAATACCAATAAGATACTCCGAATATTATATTGGACTTTGTTAAGCCATAAATTTCGGCATAACAGAACCCTATTAATTCGGAGTTAATAGGGTTTTTCATTTTAGAAATGTTACCCCTGCAAAAGTGCTAAAAAACTTCTAAGATTATTGTTTTGTTATGCAGTAGAACTGACTGGCAACCGACAAGCCATCCTGTTAAGCAGGCACAGCGCATGGAGATAATATCAAGGGGGCTGTAAATTGAATTGGTGGAGCTTGTACCGCATAGGTGCATGGTGGGAATACGATAACACCCACGTAAAATAAAAACAACGAAGACCTTTTTTAAGGCAAACAGTTTTATTTTGACTTCAAATGACTACCCGATAGGCGAATAGTATTAGGCTGAGGGGTCTCAACCAGTGATGCGGTTCAAATAGAACAGGCTGACTGTACAACGGTAACGTGATGTAAGACAAAAAGCATTATTCATAGTCATATGTTTAATTAAATTTCTATGGTTTCAGATACTTAAAACCATAGGGTGTTAGATATTATTTTTTTTTATTCTTTTTTTTTCATGCAATTGAATTGTTAGAAATGCAACAACATAAAAAATAAATGCGTGAAAGAAAATTGGTTGTCAGTAACTAAGATAAGATTAAAATAACTATTTTATATTTGCAGTATGAATGATTTAATTAAAGTAACAATAAACGAAAAAGGTCAACAGTTAGTAAGTGCAAAGGAATTGTATTTAAGTCTAGGATTTGATAAAAGTAACTGGGCATCATGGAGTAAAAAAAATATTATTGATAATCCATTTAGCATAGAAAATGAAGATTGGGTAGGGTTCGTAGTAAGTAAGAACGGTAACCTTACTAAAGAATTTGCTTTAACTATCGAATTTGCTAAAAGAGTATCAATGATGGCAAGAACAGAAAAAGGAGAAGAACTTAGAAAATATTTTATCGAGTGTGAAAATAAATTAATACAGCAAAAGCCAGAATTACCACAAATACCTCAAACATACGCACAGGCACTTAGATTAGCAGCAGATCAACAGGAAGTAATAGAACAACAAGCAAAACAATTAGAGTTTCAAGCACCTGCAGTTGAATTTGCATACTCTATTAAAAAATCTGTTAATTCAATAGAAATTGAAGACTTTGCAAAAATTATAGGAGAAAAAAAATTAGGTAGGAATAATATGTTTAAACTATTCAGATTGCATGGAATTTTAAATAAAGATAATACCCCAAATCAATATTATATCAATAATAAAACAATGGAATTAGACCCAAGAGTAAGAATACACAATGGTAAAAATCTAATTTATAATGTTACCATGGTTACTGCAAAAGGTATTATTTATTTTCAGGACTATTTAAAGAAAAAAGGTTTTATTTAAAATATAAAACTCAACCGTTGCAATTTTGCAAACCTTTTTAATATAATATGGATTTTCAGAAAATTTAGACTTTATTCAAATTTCTGAAGAAAGTACTGGTGGTAGACCAAGTATAGATTACAGGTGTAAACAAATTAACACTTGTATTATAACAAGGTTAAGATAAATGTTAAAAGCCTGAAAATCAATAATTTATAAAAACGCTTTAAAACCTTTTTACGACAATTCAAATTTGCGTTCCTTAAAATAAATGTCAATAACCAATAAGCAATAATAAGAATTAGTTTACTTTTGTTGCATGAAAGATTTACTAAAAAACTTTAATGTAGCAAAGCTGGTTAGGGAACATGATATTAAAGTTGCAGCTTTAGCCCATAAACTAAGAGGCACTGATGCACGAAATAGAAAAGTATATTTCACAGACACAGACAAAGAACAGTTTGCAGCGGCAATAAATAAAATATGTGCAGCCGTTGCAAATGAATTAACATAACATTGAAATACCCTTGAAATCCCTAAAACAAATCCCCCTCTTATCTTTATTTGAGGGGCTTTTTTATGCCCATATTAAAGAAAATCTTAATATATTAAATAAAATTATAATATAGGAAACTCAATCACAGTAAGGCTTTCATAGGTATTTGAAAAAAAGTTTAAAAAAAGTTTGACAAAAGTATTGTCGATAAGTTTAATCTTATTATGTTTGCATTAGTTATTTGAACGACACACACAGACAATAAACCCAAAAACGTTGTAAAACGGTAATATAAGTTTAAGACCAAAATGTATGTTGAAACACAGTTAAGCCACAAATGTAAAAGGGAATATACATTCAATGCAAGGCGATAAACTTTAATAGGACAGGTAATATAATAGTTACGATAATGCGGTTGGGCGATTTAGGACTAAATGCAACATGATAACCAAATGGGCATCCTAATAGTACCAAAATTCTACAATGATAACACTTAGCGAAACATTAACGCAAGGGTAAATCCTCAATGATAACACTAAGCGAAACATGAAAGCACAGAATATGATTATATGATGGTCAAGAAATGGCAATCCTTAATTGGAAGTTTCTTATAACAATAATTTAATGAGTGCAGCAGGCTGCCCCAATGTTCAAGTCATTGCTCATTAGCTATTCATTTTAAAAACAAAAAACAAAAAACATGAAAGTATTAATCTTAACAAGTCAGTATGAATTTTCACATGGTAAAAGACCATCAGGAGATGGATTTTGGTTTTTTAAAGTTATCAGTAACATTGATAACAATAAAGTAAAAGAAACAGTTATGCTTAACGGTAAGTATAGCGAATGTATTAAAAAAATAAAAACAAATAATCCATTTTTAGTATCAATAAAAGTAATGCCTTAATCATTTTAAAAACAAAAAACAAAAAACATGAAACAAGAAATCTTAAATTCAATCTTAGAAATTTTTGAAAATCAAAAAACTGCTGTTAATAGCAGCCTAGGTTCAGTACTCACAAAAGATGATGTGATTAGTTTATTAGCAGCAACTCACAGACAAGTGTTTGAAAGTATTAACGCTGCAAAAGCTCAAGAAGAAAAACATAACGAGTTATTTACTTTTGCTGATATAGAAAAAGCAATTGGAAAAGTTCTTGAATCAAATATAGATTCTGTTCATTATGTGGAAATACAAAATGATACAGCAGAATTTGAAATTAATTATAGCAATCATGTTGTATTAAATACAGTAGATTTTGAGTTTGACGAGTATAATTTTAATAATGACTTCATTGAAGAATTAAGAAATGAAATGTTAATACCTTTATAAACTAATAAAAACAAAAAAAACATGAAAGCAGTAGAATATAAAATAACAAAACAAAAAGGAACAGGAATTGAAAGTGTAAAAGTAACAGGCAGCAAAGATGCCGAAACATTTGCACGTAATTTTTATCAAGATGATATTGGCATTTATGAATCAATGTTCTTAATGCTATTAAACAGGGCAAATAAGATAACTGGCTGGGTAAAAATATCACAGGGCGGAGTAACAGGCACAGTTTGTGATCCTATTATAATTGCAAAGTATGCAATTGATAGCCTTGCAAAAGGTGTTATATTAGTGCATAACCATCCCAGCGGTAACTTAATACCAAGTACTGCAGATAAAAATATTAATCAAAAAGTAAAGGCTGGTTTATCATTATTTGATATTACTTTGGTTGATAGTTTAATCATGACAGAGGAATCTTATTATTCATTTCAAGATGATTGCAACCTATGAAAAAATACCACGTATTAAAAAAGAACAATCTAACCAAAATAATAGAGGATAATTTCAAAAGCGACTTCATTGATGTATGCCTTAAATATTACAGGGCATTAATAGACAGCGAAGTTAATAGTCAATATTTATCAACTAAAAAAGCTGATACAACTATTGAGATAAGAGATACCAGCAAAGGGCTGAAAGATACCATTTATAAAATCACAATAAAAAACTAACATCATGCAAAGTACATTAACACAAATACAAGTTACCGAATTGCAAAATATGATTTATGAATCATTAATAAGCAACCCTGAATTTGGCTTAGGAGAAATGGGGGATTGCAGCGAAGAAGCTGAAAGGATAACAGATGAATGGATAGAGAATAACAATATTACAATCATAAACTAAAAACTAAAAACATGAAAAGAGTTTATCAATCAATTGCATTTATTTTATTTTTATTACTTGCTTGTCTTGCAGATAGTTTTGGACAAGTTAGTTACAAAGTAGTTCATAAAATATATGATTATTCAACACAACAATACAAAGTAGATTTTGATGTAGATAAAGAAATCTATGTTGAATATGATAATTTAAAGTTTACATTTTATCAGCAACCAAATACTAACAGTATTCATATTCTTAAAAAATTGTCTTACGATGACAAACAGAATATACAAGTAACAACTTATGAAGCATATTGGAATTTAACAAATGAAAAGTGTTATTTCACAATAGGGACAGGTTCACTAATAACTTCATATACAATTTACTATAATGATAATGGCATTAAAAAGTCATTGGCATTTTATTTTAGAAAATAATAAAAAATACATCATGAAACAGATAGTAAAAAAATGGGCAATTGAAAAAATAAAAGAGCACCCACAACATAAAGAAGCAATTACAGATTTATGGAATTTATGTTTGAATGAAATAGATGAGGGAGGTTCTGAACCACATGAGTTCCAATTATTTGAAAGCGAAGTAGAGCAATTAATAAAAAATTAATCATGACACAAAAAGAATTACAAGAAGCGGCAGAAAAAATTTATCCAAAACATAAAGGATTAACAGCAACAGCAACAAATAAAATAATGCTTCGCAGAAATACATGGGTTAAAGGTGCTAAATGGATGCAAGGGAAAATATTTTCCAAAAAAGATATGATTGATTTTGGAATATGGTTTTATTTAGAGATTAACCAAATATCATTTGAATCAAGAAGTAATGAAGAATTATTTGATGAATGGTACAACAAATTTAAAAAGCAATGACACGAAAAGAAAGGCAGCAGCTTAATAATAAGCACAAAGATTTAAAAGAATTATTTGCACTTGCAATAATTATAAGTATTTTAATTATCACACTTTAAAAACAAAAACATGAGTAAAATCACATTGGCTACAATACAAGCCAAAATCAAAGCACCGAAAGGGCAGTTTAATAAATTCGGCAATTACAAATACCGTTCAGCCGAAGATATTGTTGAAGCAGTTAAGCCAGTTATAAATGAGTTAGGTTATTACCTAATATTAACAGATTATGTAAAAATAGTTGGTGATAGAATTTATATTGAGGCAACAGCAACTTTATCAGATGGTGAAACCACATATCAAGCTACGGGATATGCAAGGGAGGAGGAAACAAAGAAAGGAATGGATAGTAGTCAGATAACAGGAGCGGCAAGCAGCTATGCTCGTAAATATGCCCTTAATGGATTATTTGCAATTGATGATACAAAAGATAGTGATGCAACAAATACGCATGATGACAAGCCTGTAAAAAAAGAACCTGCAAAAGAAGTAAAAGCCGAACCAGTAAAAGCTGAACCAGCAAATTATTCAGAAAGCAATTACAACGAAATAAAGGACTTGCTTGAAAAGATTGTCACTATTGGTGAGTTGGTTACATTATATAACCAACACAAAGCAGAGATAGACAATGATGTCAAACTTCGCAAATCAATGACCGAAAGGAAACAATTTATATTAAGACAAATCGAACAAGAAGCTAAAAAATAAACACCATGCAAACTGAAACATTAAGCGAATGGCAAAGCGCACGTAAAGGAAAATTTACAGCGTCAAGCATATCAAAACTATTTACAGAGCCCAAAGCAAAAGCAGATAAAGAAGCAGGCAGATTATCCGAAACTGCCTTAACTTACATATTTGAATTAGCGGTGGAAGAGCATACAGGCTACCGCAAAGAAATAACTGTTAAGGAAATGACACATGGAATAGTAAATGAGTTTGAGGGCTTTGAAGCTTTTGTACAAAAATCAGGCTTACAGTTTGAATTAACAAGTAACCAGTTTTTCGGTTACGGCGCAAATGCAGGGGCTAGTCCTGATGGTGTGTTATTTGATGGTATTGATATTACAGCCGTATTGGATATTAAATGTCCTTATAGTCCTTTATCATATTTCAATCAAAAAATGGAACTTTACGGCACTAAAATGCCCAAATCGTATTTCTATCAACTGCAAATGCAGATGTTATGTACAGGTGCTAAAAAGGGCTATTTAGCACGTTATTTGACCAATTCAATTGTAGACGAGTACGGCAATAAAACGGAATATGATATACCTTTAGATGAACGTATTTTTTGGACTGAATTAAATGCAGACGAAGAAGTGCATCAGCAAATCATTGACAAGGTAAAAGCAGCCGAAGCAATTAAACAAGGTTTCATTCAATCATTTAAAAAATAAAAACTATGCAGCGCATTCAAATTTTGGGAAATGTGGGTAATGACCCAACAGTTAGAACATTAGAAAGTGGAGCAATTGCAATTCAATTTAATATTGCAGTTACTGAAAAGTTCAAAGACAAAGAAAATACAAATTGGTACACAGCAACCATTTGGAGAACACCAGCACAGGGTAACAACATTTCCCAGTACATTCGTAAAGGAGATAAAATCTTTATTGAGGGAACACCAACAGCAAGGGCATACACTAATAAAGATGGGGTACTTGTTGCATCATTAGAAATTAATGTAAGGAACTTTGAATTTTTAGCAAAGAGGGAAGTTAGTGCAAAAGAACAAACTGTTCAGAATCCACAACCTGTTCAGCAAACTACAGACACATTTATTAGTGACATGGAAGACCTCCCATTTTAAATTTATTCACAATAGGGCTGCATGATTATAGTGCAGCCCTTAAATTAAACTAAATGAAAAAAGAAATAATTGATGCAGTGTTAAAAGCTGTAGAATGGTACACTGGAATAAGTGTAGATGAAATAACAGGATCAAGCAGGCTTGCAAAGGATGGTCTTATTACAGCAAGGTTTCTTGCTTATGAAATATTACACAATACGTTTAAATTGAATTGGAAAGAAACAGCCAACGCTTTAAATAGGAGCAGCCATGCAACAGTTGTAAATGCCCTCAATACAATTAGAGAGGATAAGGAGTATTTTGAAAAGTTTAAAATTATTGCTAACAAAATAATTGCAAGAGTATATGAAACAAATGAAAATATTACTAAAATGGATTGAAGAAAATAACCCATCAACCAGCCATATCATTGATAAAATAAAATTAATGATTACAGAAGAAAAGCCATCAAGAAAATTTGTAGCACCTATATTAAATGATGTAGTTGAATACTTTGTTAGTAATGGGTACAAAGCAGAGATAGGGCAAAAGGCATTCAAATATTATAGTGCCTCACAATGGAAAGACAGCAGGGGTAAGCAAATAGTAAACTGGAAACAAAAGATGGTTGGTGTATGGTTTAAGGAAGAAAATAAAATACCAAAGCAAAACAGATTAGGGCATCCAGTAATGAGTGACTATTATACTTATGAAGATTACGAAAAGGCATTAAATAAATATAAACAGCAATTAGCATGATAACAATATACCGCAACTTATTTGATATGCAGCCTAACTACATAACAGTAGAACAGGCATTGAACAGAATTAAGACAGGCAAAAGTAAAGAAGCGGTAACCGCTTTGCGTGAAATGGTCGACAAGGTTAGGGCAGAAGAACTAAAAAAGAATTTGCCCTCTGTTTGTTTTAGCGGTAAGATAGTAGGCAAAAGGCTTGATACAAATATAAAAGAACACAGCGGTTTTATTGTTTTAGATTTCGACTATTTATTTGATGTACGTGATTTCCAAGAAGATATAATCAATCACGATTTTGTTTATGCTTGTTGGGTAAGCCCATCAGGCAGCGGCTTAAAAGCACTTGTAAAAATTGCAGACCCTCAAAAGCACAGAGAACACTTCCAGGCTTTAAAAGAAGTTTTCCCATTAGCTGATAAGTCAGGTATTAATGAAAGCAGAGTTTGTTTTGAAAGTTATGATCCTGATATTTATATAAATGAAAAACCAAAGCTGTTCACAAAATTAAAAACTGTTGAAAAAATACAACAAACAGTTATCGAAAGCAGCAATCAATCATTTAATAATATATTACGCTGGTTAGCTAATAGAGGGGATAGCTTTGTTAGTGGCGAAAGGAATAGATTTATATTCTTATTAGCTTCTGCTTGTTGTAGATATGGAATAGATATGTTTTTTACAGAAACAGAAATATTAAATAAATTTCCATGCAGCAACGACTTTACAAAAAACGAAGCAATCAATACAATAAAATCAGCTTACAAATCAAATAGCACGTTATACGGTACAGCTACATTTGACAAAGAAATTCTTGTAACAAAAGAAAAGAAATCGGAAGTTGTTATTGATGCAAGTATATTTGATGAGCAAGTTAGAGCAAAGGACGTAATTTTTGGGGAAGATGTCAAACAGGATGCAGTTGATATTTTCAATAATGGTTTTGAAGAATTGAAAGGTATAGGAGTTGATGATATTGACACACGATGGAAGTTTAAGAAAGGCGAATTGAATTGCTTGACAGGAATAGGGAACTATGGTAAGAGTACATTTATGAAATGGTACTTAATATTAAGGGCAATGATGTATGGCGAAAAGTGTGCTTTATTTGCTCCGGAGGATAATCCTGCACATGAATTTTACCATGAGTGTACCGAAATATTAATGGGTACAAGTTTATTACCAAGCAATCCTAATAAACCAAATTTTGAACACTTTAATGCTGCATATGATTTTATTAGCAATCATTTCTTTTTCATTCATCCAAAAGAAAAGACACCTACACCAGCATTCGTCAAGGAACGTTTCTTAGAATTAATAATAAAGAACGGAGTTAATACGTGCATCATTGACCCATTTAATCAAATGACCAATGACTACAACTCTCATGGAGGTAGAACGGATAAATATTTAGAATCTGTTTTATCAGACCTTACACTATTTGCAAAAGAGAATGCAGTTAATTTTATGATTGTAGCGCATCCGCATAAAATGCAAAAGGATAGTACAGGCAATTATCCATGCCCTGATGTTTTTGATTTAGCAGACGGAGCAATGTGGAACAATAAAATGGATAACATACTTGCATATCACAGAACAAATCACCAAACTAATCCGGAAGATAATCAGTGCGAATTACACAGCAAGAAAATAAGGCGGCAAAGAATTGTAGGCAAGAAAGGATTTAGTTTGTTTCAGTATGATAGAATGAAAAGGAGATATTTATTTAATGGCTTTGACCCGATACAAAAATATGCCAGTGAAAATAATATCCCATACGCATTTCTTTATAAAGATTACGTTAAACCAATTACAAAACAATTACCTGACAAGCCTGAAATGTGGTATGATACAATAAATGATGGTACAACAGATGGCTTTGAGGGTTTCTAAAAACAAAAACAAATGAAAGGATTATTTAGAAAATTAAAAGTATGCTACAAAATTATTAAAAGCGAAGAGTATTTTGTTATGTCAAGAAATTCAACGACAGTATCTACCATTACTAATTGTAGTATGGCTATGGTAGAAAGGGTATTTATAAATTCTATCACAGAACTTGAACAATTGATTGAACAAGATATTGCAGTTGAAACAGTTAATGAAATTTTAAACCAAAAATAATATGGAACATTTAAAAGGTATCAGCCATTACGATTACAAATTAATGTTAGCAAAAGTATCACACTTTTGCTGGTATAATAGGGAAGCATTTATTGAGATGCAAAACTTCATTACTAAATGGCAAAAAGAAAATGAAGTGATAGCGGTGTTTCAAGAAACAATAATATCAACACATGAGTTTAATGAAGTAGATGCGCTGCAAAAAGAAAATAAGGCATTGATAGAATTGATTAATGAATTAAAGGCAGAACTTGCATCACCAAAAGTTAAAAACATTTTAAATCAATAGTTATGGAAGATAAAAAACACACACACTTTATTGAAGTGTGGTCAGGGTATAAAAATAAACCACATAATACCGAATGCGTTGAAATAGAACAGTTACCAATATATTTAAAAATCACAGAAGAATATATGTTTTGCAAAACCATTGCAATTTGGAAAATTAAATTAAAATAAATTATGGAAACAGTATTTCGATTAAAACACAAAGTGTTTGATGTACGTTATGGATGGGGTGAAGTTACTCATTTATCTTATACTACACAATATCCTATTGAGGTTGCATTTGAGAAATGCAAAGATTATTATACTTATGAGGGTTATGACCATTTAAATACTTTAGTACCTTTATTATCCTTTACAGAATACACCTTACAAGGTTTCAGTCAAGAAAGACCAGATGTGTTACCTGAAAGAGGGCAAATTGTATGGGTAAGGAATAATGAAAATTCTGATTGGGGATGTATGCAATTCATGTGGAAAGACAAAGGAGTTTACAGAGCAGCATTAGGAAATCCATTTAATGATAACAATGGGAGTTATTACAGATTTCTAACCACTATAAACCCTTACACAAATGGATAAAGTAAAAGTTGAAATACCACTGCACGGCATAGATGTTGAATTTTCAGGTGACCCTGTAAAGGTAGACGAAAGTTTTGGTCATGCTTTCGGAATAGAAAAGAAAATAGGCATGACAGTTGAGAATATCACATGGGATAAAGAAAACCAATCTTGGGAAAATAACCAGCTTATTACAGGCTGGTTATTGCAAGAACAAAACTTAGATAAGGTTATAGATTTATTAATTCAAAAACATAAAGAATCATGATACTATTTTATTTTATTGGATATTGCCTTTTAATTGCAATAGTATTTAAAATTGTAGTTGGCAGCTATCCCGAAGATTTAGATTAATTAACAAATAAAAACAAAAAAAATGCAAGAAAATTTATTACCAGTAGAGTTGTTAGCCTTAACAGTTAACATGAGCAATGAAAAGCAAAACGAAATTAAGGAATTGCTTAATCAAGTATTTACAGGTACAGAAGTAATTAAAAGAGCGGTTCAATTGATAGAGGTTAAAGACATAAACGACATAGTGAGCATAAACGATGCTGAGGCTGCAAGAAAAAAAATAAAGTCGATGCGGTTAAATGCGGAAAAGTTATTTGATAGCAAAAGGGAATTTGTACAAAAATTAAAATCTGAATATGACACAGAAGACAAATTGCTTTTAAAGTGTAAGCAAATAACTGTAATAATGTTTAAGGAGATGGAAGAAATTGCAGAGTGGAAAGCAAACACAATTAAAAGGCATAGGGAAGAACAACACGAAATAAAAACACATGAAAGGACAATGGAGGTAGTTAAATATGCAAATATTAACAGGATTGAATATGAAAACCTATCAGATGAGAATTTTCAAATATTTATCAATGGTTTAGAAACTGCATATTTGCAAAATAAAGAAGCTGAAAGATTAGAGGAAGAAAAAAGGAATGAGCAGTTAAAAAAAGATGCAGAGGAAAAAGAAAGAATGAAGCAAGAAAATGAAAGAATCAAAAAAGAGAATGAGTTGCTTAAAAGTAGAATTATTCCTGGAGTTAATAGTAATGAAGATGAAACAACTACAAATATTAAAGCAATAAGTATTGAAGCATGGGTAAATTCATTTAACTTAGACTTTCCTGTTCAATTAAAGGATAATAAACTTGCATTGGATATTTATGCAAAGTTTAATTCATTCAAATATTGGGCGCAAAAACAAATAATAAATGAGCAAAAGTAAATTTTCAGAAACAGACCTGCAAATGCAAATTTGCAAATATTTAAAAATACAATATCCAAATGTTATATTCAGGTCTGATTTCGCTTCTGGAATTAAAATGTCAATAGGTCAAGCTGTAAGGCATAAAAAAATGCAATGTTCAAGGGGATACCCGGACTTATTCATATGTGAGCCTAAAAGGGGCTATCATGGGCTATTTTTGGAGATTAAGAACGGAAAGGATAAATTGTACAATAAAAATGGAACGTTCAAAAAAGATGCCCATATTCAAGAACAAGCAGCCTTATTGCTTGAATTAAGAAATAAAGGTTATTGTGCTACATTTGTAACATCATTCAATGAAGCAAAAGAAGTTATTGACGATTATATGAAGTAGTTTTTTGTTTTTTGTTTTAGAGCAGGGAGAAATCCTTGCTCTTTTTTTTGTCAATAAGTAAATATATTATAAAATAAATGAGTAGGTTTGTATTATGATAATAGAAAAAAAATATCATTTCTACGCTGCACATAGGAATAAAACAGCTGGAGAGAAGTGTGGCAGAATACATGGGCACACTTACGATGTTGTATGTCATTTTAAATTCAACACGTTAAAAGATGGTGTTACAATGCTATTTAGTGATATTGATGCAATTGCAGAGCCTATAATAAAGAAATACGACCATACATTTTTACTGTGGGCAAATGATCCTTTAACGGAAGTTTTGCAACTAATAAACGAACCTTTCACAGAATTGCCATTTGAAACAAGTGCAGAAAATATGGCAATATGGATATTTAAAGAAATAGAAAACGCAGGGCTTCCAATTATTAAAATAGAATTAGGAGAAACAAAAACATCAAAAGTTATTTATGAATAGATTACCAGTAAGTGAAGTATTCACAAGCATACAAGGAGAGGGAGTGTCATCAGGATTACCAAGTATATTTTTAAGATTAGGTGGATGCAATTTAGAATGTGGAGGCAAAGGCACAATAAAAGACAAACAGTTGCACGATGGAGCAACGTGGCGGTGTGACAGTATAGAGGTATGGACTAAGTCTATATCAAAAAATATTGAAGATATATTTTCAAATGATGACATTTTTAATTTCAATAACGGTTACAGATTAGTTATTACAGGTGGAGAACCTTTAATACATCAAGAGGGAATAAAAGCATTAGTGAATCATTTAAACGCTATTTGTCATTCAAGACCTTTCATTGAGGTAGAAACTAACGGTACAATAATGCCCGATGTAGCTTTAAACTATGTAGACCAATGGAATGTTAGCCCAAAATTAAAAAACAGCGGTATGCCTGCTGATTTAAGAATTAACAAAAATGTCCTTGCACGTTTATCAATCTATTATAGTCAATTTAAGTTTGTTATTTCAAGCGAAGAAGATTTGCTGGAGGTAATAAATGATTTTAGCTTCTTATCTAAAACAAAAATAGTACTTATGCCGGCTGGAGAAAATCAAGAACAGCTATCAATAACAAGACCAATAGTTGCAGAGATTTGTAAAAAGTACTCACTTAGAATGACAGACAGACTGCATATTACAATATGGAACCAAAAAACAGGAGTATGATAATGAAATATGAAATAAACAGCCCTGAATGGCACTTCCAACAAATATTATCTGAATTAGGTGAGCAACCACAAAGAGAGGGGCTAAAAGAAACTCCTAAAAGGTATATAAAATTCATGCGTGAATTCTTACAGCCAAAGGAATTCAATTTTACTACATTCGATGCAGAGGGTACAGATGAAATGATTATACAAAAGGATATACCCTTTTACTCATTGTGTGAGCACCATACAGCACCGTTTTTTGGCACAGCGGCAGTCGCTTATATACCTGATAAGAAAATTGTAGGCTTATCAAAACTTGCAAGAACAGTAGACCTTTACGCAAATAGATTCCAAAATCAAGAACGTATAACTACACAAATTGCAGAAAGATTAATGAATGAACTTAACCCTATCGGTGTTGCCGTATCATTGAAAGCGCAGCATTTATGTATGTGTATGAGAGGAGTAAAGAAACATGATACATGGACTATAACCAATAAACTCATGGGAGTATTCAAAGAAGGTAATGCAAGGCAAGAGTTTTTAAATTTTATCAAATGAAAAACCACGTTAAAGTCTATTTAGAACATTTTGGCTATGATACAGAAAACCCATTCATACCATGTGAAATTTGCGGACAAAGAGCAGTAGATATACATCATATACACGCAAGAGGTATGGGGGGAAGCAAAAAAAAAGATGATATTGAAAATCTTATGGCATTAGACAGAGAATGCCATATTCAATACGGAGATATTAAAGAACTAATCCCTGAACTAATTAAAATACATCAAAAAAGATTAGATGAATATAAGCATAATAGTTAAGTATCAGTTTGAAGCGTTACACAGATGGGAAAACTGTCCTTTTGATGAAGTTAAGTTTTTAAAACATCCTCACAGGCATTTATTTTATGTAGAAGCTGAAAAGGAAGTAACCCATGAAGATAGAGACATTGAAATAATAATGCTTAAACGTGAAATGGAAATGTTTTCAAAGTCAAAATACGACTACGGTAATATGAGTTGTGAAATGATTGCAATAATTTTATTAAATGAATTTAATTTAAAAACCTGCACTGTGCTTGAAGATAATGAGAACGGTGCAAAAGTCTACAGATAATGAGTAAACTAATTTATTTACCACTTGAAAGTTATAAAGAACGTTACACCTATTTTATGTCCTCTGTAAATGGATGGGCTGAAACCCACTTCAAAAATAATAACGTAGAATTTATTAGAATTGAGGGTAATGGAGGTACAGGTGAAATTAATACAGGCAGTGTGCTTGATGCCTTTGGTAGACCTTTATGGTCAATAAGTCAAATATCAAAAGTAATTGAACTTATAAAAGACGGAACCATAACTAAGAACGATGTTATTTTTACAGAAGATTTTTGGCACTCAGGGATCGATTCTTTGTTCTATATAAGGGCAGTTGCAGGTATTGATTTTAAAATAGGTTGCTTCATCCATGCACAAAGTATAGATGAAAGTGATTTTACTTATCCTTTTAGAAACTGGATGAGACCAATAGAAATAGGTTATTCAAGGTCTTATGATTATGTATTTACTTGTTCTGAAATATTAAAACAGTATGCAGTACTTGCAGGTTATAATGAGCCAATAGTAACCGGTCTGCCTTTCAATAGTGTACGTTTAAAAGAACAGCTTAAGGAAATAAATATAGATTTCAAAAAGCCAAAAAAACTGCAAGTATTATTTAGCAGTAGGTTCGATGCGGAAAAAAATCCAAACTTTTTCCTTGACTTAGTTGAAGCAATGAATGATATTGATTTTACTTTATGCAAGCCAAGAAAGCATTTATCAAACATAAAGGACATTGAGGACAGAGCAAGTAAGTTAAAAAACTTAAATATAGTAGATACATCAAATAAACAAGATTACTATAAGCTACTCCAAGAAAGTATGGTACAGTTCAATTGTGCAAACCAGGATTGGGTAAGCTGGACATTGCTTGAAGCTACTTTGTTTAACTGTGTGCCTATTTATCCTTATCACAAGGACTTTCCTTTGGAATTAGACTACAATAGTAAATATCTTTATAAGCATTTAGATTTAGAGGATGCAATTTATAAAACATATAAAGCATTAATTGACTTTGATAGCATCTATATCCCCAAGGTATATGAAAAGCATGACCAAAGCTGGAATAAACAACTTAAAATAATGGGACTATGAATGTAGCTTTAGCAGGTACACCATCAGAGTATACTGATATTCTTTGTAATACAAATACAAAAATATCAGTACTTGTATCATACTGGTATCTTAAAGACCAACCAATTAAGTTAGGTCCTATATTAGATAAGTGTAAGGCTACTGATAAGAAATTTTATCTTGATAGTGGAGTCTTTACAGCAAGAAAAAAAAACTTCGATATAAAACTTGAAGACCTTATAAAATTTTGCAGAATGTATGAGAATAGGATAGACCATGTGTTTAACTTAGATATGGGCTCCTATGATACTCAACTAAATAACTGCAGACAGATGTTAAAAAATAATATACCATGTATTGGTATTATATCAAATAAAATGTCTTTTGATGAGATAAAAAGATTTATTGACACTTCCCCTTATATTGGTCTTTCTTACATTAAAAATATACACATAGCAACAAAAGGTAACGACTACGAGTATTACTTAGAAAATGTATTTGAGTATCTTTATAAAAATAACTATAAGGATGTAAAAACCCACGCATTAGGACTTACTAAGTATGATATGTTAAAAAAATTTCCATTTTATTCAGTTGATAGTAGCACATGGATTAATCCTTTTCGTTTTGGAGTAGCATTTAAGTTCGAAAATGGTCAATTTCATAGCTTTTCACATAAAGAAAAGGGATCAACATTAAGAAATGGAGGAACAAACATAGCACTACAACATCATGCAATTAAAAGCAAGCACGATGTTATAAAACATAGCGCACAAGCATTTTACGATATGCAAGAATTCTTAACTAAATTATGGACAAAAAGAGGAGTAATATGGGACAAATAAAACATGGTTGGGTAGATGTACCCACAGAAAAATTAGTAAAAGCTGATTGGAACTACAAACTTGAAGATGAAGCCAAATCAGAAAAGTTAAAAGCCAACATCAAAAGAAACGGTCAGATAGAAAGTATCATAATACGTGAACTACCTACCGGCTTCTATGAAGTAGTTAATGGTAACCACAGATACGATGTGCTTAACCAATTAGAAATAAATAGTATACATGCTTTCAACCTGGGCATAATATCAGATAAAAAAGCCCAAAGAATAGCAATTGAAACAAATGAGACAAAATTCGCAACCGATACACTACAGTTAGCAGAATTACTACATGAACTATCACAGGAATTTGATGACCTGTTGGAAACAATGCCCTACACAGAAGAACAACTAATGGACTTCGATAAAATGCTTGACCTTAAATGGGATGAGTTCAGCTCTAACTCCGGTAAAGCTAATGACCAAGATGAAACAAAAGACGGCTACCAAGAACTGAAAATATCAATACCCAATGAGACATTTAACGCATGGCTTAAGCTAAAAGAAAAAATGAAAGACCTAATGGGTATGGAATCAAATGAAAAAGTATTTGAGTTCGCAATAATTGAAGCACTCAATATCCCTGACCAAACACTTAAATAATGTCAATAAGTAAAAGAAAAAGTCAACAATACCTTAATAAAGAAGCTATACTGATAAAAAAGCCCAAGAATGCTCGTAAAGAAGACTATTTCACATACGAACAATTAGAAAAAGCATTTAGGGCTGCATTAGGTATAAAAGCACAAGTAGCTAAAATACTCGGTTGCTCGTATAAGACAATAAACAACTACGCAGTTAAATATCCTCAATTGGATGAGATAAGGGATGAGATGCTGCAGCAGATGCTTGATAATGCTGAACTTAAACTGCAAAAAAAGATTAGTGAAAATAATTTGAGTGCGGTAATATTCTTCTTAAAGACAAAAGGCAAGAACAGAGGGTATACTGAAAGGATTGAAAATACAGGCAAAGAGGGCGGAGCAATTCAAATCATAGATGAAACAAGTTATTAAATTTCCAAAGTTACATGATGGGCAGTTAAAAATTATCATTGAGCGTAAAAGGTTCAATGTGATTGCTTGCGGGAGAAGATTTGGGAAAACTAAATTGGCTCAAAGATTATTGCTATGGGAAAAAGACAGAAGTAACGGTGCTTTGTCCGGTCATCCTGTTGCATACATTGTACCGGCATTTAGATACCTTGAAGAAGTTTACAGAGAGATTGTCGCTAATTATTTGCCTGTAATCACACACAAACACCAAGACAAAAGAATAGATTTTATAGGTGGGGGCTTCATAGAGTTTTGGTCAATGGAGAATTTTGACTCAATCAGAGGTAGGAAATATAAAAGGCTGGTAATGGATGAGGCAGCCATAAACGACACAGACTATTTAAAAGAAGCATGGGAACAAGCATTCAGGGCATTGCTAATGGATTTAAAAGGGGATGCTTATTTCTTTAGTACACCAAAAGGCATAAAGCACTACTTTAAAGAATTGGCAGACCACTATAAGAAACTAAAATCATGGACATTCTTTCAAATGCCAACAACTACCAATCCATACATTGATCCTGCAGAAGTAGAAGAAGCAAGGCAGACACTTCCTCCAGTTGTATTTGCACAGGAGTATCTTGCAGACTTTACAGACATGAAAAGTGATAAGCTATTTATATTCGCATTTAATAAGCTAAAGCATGTACCAGCAGAGCCAATTGAATATGATAAGCGTTATCCAGTTATATTATCAGTTGACTTTAACGTATCGCCAATGACTGCTTTAATATGCCAGCATGATATTCATTATAGGTTTATAAAAGTTATTGACGAATATAGGCTGCTTAACAGTGATATCTATGAACTATGTGATAAGGTTAAGCAAGACTATGATACACGAAAATTATTTGTCACAGGCGATGCAGCTGGATGGAGCCGTTCTGCAGCAACAAGAGGTCATAAGTCAATGTTTGACATTATACAGACACAGCTTAATCTTAATTGGTCGCAAATAAAAACACCAAAAGGAAAGCCTAAAGGGTATGTAAGCGACAAAAGAAATCTTGCCAATGCTTTATTTAACAGACATAACAACTTTCATATCAGCAGTAAATGCCCATACCTTGTGGAAGATTTACTCAATATTGAAGTAACAAGCACCGGACACATGGAGAAATCAGCAGACAGTACAAAGTCGCATCTGTTAGACTGCCTATGTGATTATTTATTTTCAATGTGTAAGGATGCAGTTAAAATGAATTTTATTAGCAAATAATTGTCAATAAGTAAATAAATGTTGTAATTGAGTTGTAATTTTAAATATTATTAAGTGAAGAAGAAAAAAATATATTATAGGATAGACTGTAGGTTGCTTGATGACTCTATTAAATACTTTTGTGTGTATGATGTATTTGGATTGCAGGTTATAAGGTTAGTAGGTATAAAGTCAGACAGTATTTATTATACAAGGAAAGAACTTGAAAACATTGAGCATATTATAATAGACAATATGAAGAATTTTAAAATCCAATCTTATAACTTTAAAAGAATCTAACATGGAAGAAAGAATAAAATTATTACAGGCAGCATTAAGAATGCAGGAGGAACATTGGAGTTACCAGCAAATAAAAAGAATAGTGCTCACAAGCGATGCTGTTAAGCAGTTAAAGGGGAAATTTTCTATTGAAGATGCAACCCATATCAATTCATTGATTGAAGCGGAGCAAAAAGAAAGAGAAGTTAAATTCAGATAATATGAAACAAAGAGCAGTAGTATGCGGCTTGTATGAGATACAGGCGCAAATTGATTTATTAGCCGCTGATGGCTATGTACTTAATGTTATCACACCTATAAATGATAGTGATATTATTAAGGTCATACTTGTATTTGTAAAGGTATTGCAGCCTGTTACAAGCAATTAGTATAAAAGAGCGTGTGCCTGAGTGGTCAAAAGGAACAGTCTGCAAAACTGTACAACCGTTGGTTCAAATCCAACCATGCTCTCTGTTTCATAAGCAGCAATTTTGGTTAGAGGGGGGTATTTCTATACTCCCCGATTTTTAAATTAATAAAATGGAATTAGAATACTTAGACTGCCTTACATTTAAAGGGGATTTAGTTAATAGGTCTTTAAGGCGAGAAGCATATTTTGAGTTTAAAAAGATATTGGAATCATTATCAATTATTAACCAGCAATTCCTTAAAGCCGTCTTCATTGAAGATAACGGCATAGAATACATTGATGCTTATAACTTTTATTTAGAGCAATGGAATTATGTATGTGATTATATAATGAAGCACGAAAAGCCCAAATACATACACATAGATTTACTTTGGTTCAGCAAAAACTATAAACCTTTAGAGAATGCAACTGCTTACACAAAATAGTGATTTAAAAAAAGGAGGCATATATGGCTGGACATTACCAGCACATTATTCAACCTTAAATAATGGCGAAAAGTTTAATACTTGTCCTAATGCTGGTGTTTGCGCTGGTTTTTGTTATGCAAAGACGGGAACTTATATGTTCAGCAATGTTAGAAAAGCACACATTGAAAAGTTAGAACTTGTTTTATATAAAACAGACCTATGGGTGGCAATGATGCTGGAGGAACTATCAAAGAAAAAATATTCTGGTAAATATATTAGAATACATGATGCAGGTGATTTCTTTGCAGAGTGGTACCTACTTAAATGGATTGAAATAATAAATAAGAATAAGAATATTAATTTTTACGCTTATACAAAAGAAGTTTCATTGATTAAAAGGAACTCAAAAGTTATACCTGATAATTTAATTATAATCTATTCATACGGTGGTAGGGAGGATAACCTTATAGACAAAGAAAATGACAGGCATAGTGACGTATTCCCAGACTATGATAAAATGATTGAACAAGGATATAATGATATTGCAGATGATGACAAACAGGCTGCTATAAATCCAAACCATAAAGTAGGCTTATTCAGAAATAACATAAAGCACTTTATTAAAAAAATGGGTGATAAAAAGTTTTCAGATTATAAAAAGAATTAAAATGTGGGCAATAAAAACAAAGACTAATAAGCAGCTTATATTTGAAAATACAAAGACTGGTGAGCAATGTGCAGCTTCCTTTGTATGGAAACATAATGAGTTAGGTACTTTTTATTGTGTCGATAATTTACTACAACTTCCTTACCAGCGTAAATATGCCTTTGATTTAGCGCAGCAAATGGAGAAGATAGGTATTGAAAAGGATGAACTGGCAGCAAAGATGGAAGTAATAAAAACACTATGCAAGGAAAAGAAACCAGGATTTGAATTAGATGTATATTCAATTGCATCAACAGTAGAACAGTATGTAAAAGATGGATGGGATTATCAAAAGACTGCAATGCTTGTTACCGCTGTTTGCATCATACAGGAAGATGATTCAATAGGCTACTTTGACCAATCAAAAGCAATGGACAATATCAATAAATGGAAACAAGACCCTGCAATGCTGTCTTTTTTTTTGAGCTGTGTATCGGAAAAATGCAGTCACTTGAACAATTCCTACACCAATTTTACCCAAATATTTTCCAAGAACCAATCCCATTAATAGGTAAACCTACATTAGAACAGTCATTCAAAATGATAGGCAATAATAATGACCAGCTGCAAATGTTTATGAAAGCTGTTACAAATAACAGCCTATCTGAAAGGGATTTATTATTATCATATTCAATAGGATCATTTTATAATGAACTAAATATTTTCTTGAAACAGAATAAGAAAAAAGATAGCAGGTAGTTATTGACAGATACAAAGCTATAAAATTAACTATCTTTGGAAAAAGAAATGTATGGCAGAAGTATCACAAGACGTTTATTCCATTGACTTCGATTCACAAAGTTTTATCGCTGGTATTGAAGATGCCTTAAATGCTTTAAAGAAGTTCGAAAATACCAATGATAAGTTTGCAGATGCAATACAATTACTATCTAAGCAAGTAAATGCAGTATCATTCACAAAGCCCATTACAGAGGTAAACAATTTAAAGAAAGCAGTTGAGCAATTTTCAGCAGCCGGGAATAAGGTTGATATGAATGAGTTTAACAAGGCATTTGATGAGTTCAGCAAAGATGCACCAAGAATAAAGGCTTTCCTTATAGATATACGCAAAGAAATGTCTGCCTTAGATAAGAACAGCCAAGACTTTAAAGAACTTGAAATGTTTGTTGGTCAGGTTGAAATGGCTTTATCAGATTTAGAAAATCAGGCAAAAGAAACAGACCAGCAGGGCTTTGTACCATTACGCAAACAGTTAAGGCAGTTAAAGGTAGAAATGCAGTCACTTGAAAATCAAGGACTGGATAATACTGAAACATTCCAAAAGATGGAGATTGAAGCTGCAAAGCTAACCGACCAATTAGGTGACCAGTCTGAAAAAATCAGAGTGCTATCTTCTGATACTTTGGGCATGGATGCAACTGTTGACACTTTACAGAATGTAGCAGCAGGGTGGCAAGTTGTTGAGGGTGTTATGGCATTGGCAGGGCAAGACAATGAAGAACTACAGAAGTCCATGCAAAGGTTGATGGCAGTAATGAATATAGCAAATGGATTGCAACAGTTAAATGCTTTCTTTACAGGGCAAAGTGCTGGTAAGGTTGTTTTGCTTAACATAGCAACAAAAGCACAAGCAGCGGCTCAATCATTAGTAGCAACAGCAACAGGGGCAGCAACGGTAGCAACAAAAGCATGGGGAACGGCATTAGCAGCAACAGGCATAGGGGCAATAGTAGTAGCTGTTGGACTGCTTGTAACTGCATTAATGGACTTCATTGATACAAGTGATGAGGCAGCGGCAGCAACAAAGAATTTGAATGATGAGTTTGAAAGGCAGAACCTATTAATGGAACTTGACCAAGCTGCATTAAAAAGACAGAATGATTTATACATAGCACAATTAAAAGCAAGGGGAGCAAGTGAAGAAGAAATACAGGCAGCAACAATAAGCGGAAGAAGAAAAGAATTAGACTTATTAAAAAAAGACGTTGATGACAAGTCCAAACTTGTTGACAAAACAATGGCTGAAAAGTATACCGAAAAAGGAACTTTGCAAAAGTACCAAGATGAATTACTTAAGGCAGAAGAAAAGTATAAGGAGAAATCAGCAAGTATTCAAATAGATGGGTACAATGCCCAAGCAGAAGCATTGAAGAAGCGCAATGATGCGAAAAAGAAAGCAGATGAAGATTATAATAAACTTAATGAAGAATACATTAAAGACTTGCAGAAGCACAGACTTGATTTAGCAAAGGTTCAGGAAAGTGATTTACCAATCAATGAAAGCATAATCAATGCAAGATATGAAAGGGAACTGCAAACAGAAGTAGATGCCAATACAAAGAAGTATGCTAAATTAGGCACCGAAAAGGTAAACAAGTTAAATGCCATTGCAAAGCAGACAGCACAATTACAGGCAGAAATAGAGGTTAAAGGATTTAGGGAAGAACAACAAAATGTAAGAGCAGAGTTATTGAAAGTAATCCAAGACACAGAAACAGGCATTGCAAATGAAAAGATAGCTTTAATAACAAATGAGAATGATAGAGTTAATGCTTCAATAAACCAGCAAGAAAAGGAACGAAAGGCAGAGATAGCGCAAACACTTATTGACACACAAAAAGACCTTGAAAATAAAGTTAAGGCTGGATTACCACAAGCAGAAGCCGACAAACAGTTAGCAACATTGACAGCATTAAGCAAGAAGCAGATTGAATTGGTTGAACAGGATAGTTATAAAAAAAGGTTAGAAAATCAAAGAGCCTTTTTAGATACGTTATTAAAACAGGCACAGGATTACAACAGTCTTGCAATATCAGAAGTAGAAAAAGAAGTGTCTGCAAAAGTTTTACGAGAAGCGGAATTACTTGCAAATGGCGAAATAAGTTACCAGCAATTCCAAGACAGGAAGTTAAAAATTGAAAAGGATGGTTCCAAAGCATTGCTTGATACACAGATAGCAAACTATACCGATGAGATTGCGGCACTTGAAAATAAATATAGAGCGGCAGAAGATGCAGACAAAGTAGGCATACAGGCGCAAATAAACAACCTGCAAAGATTAAAGAATGAAGCATTAATTGCAAAGAATACAGTAGATAAAGAGTTGACTGGCTTTGATGGCTTGTTAGGTAAGATATTTGGTAGCAAGGATCAAAAGGAGATAGACGAATTTAAACAAGCAGCGCAAAAGGCAATAAATTCAACAATAGATTTGCTTAAACAACAAGCAGCCGCAGAAGTAGCGGCAGCAGATGCAGCAATAGCAGCCCAACAAAAGCAAGTTGATGCAGCGACAAGGATTGCAGAAGCTGGTAATGCGGAGTATTTACAGCAAGAAGAAGAAAAGCTAAAACAACTTGAACAAGCAAGGGAAGAAGCTGCTAAGAAACAACTTGTTATTGATGCAGCTTTACAGGCATCTCAAATACTTGTTGGTGTTGCTGGTGCAGCGGCTCAATTGGCTGGTGCTGGTGGTAGCCCTATAAAGGTTGCCGCTGGTATTGCATCATTGGTTGCAGCGTTGGCAGCTGGTGTTTCATTGGTTAGTAGTTTACAATCAGCACAACCAAGGCTGTATGATGGAACAGATTATGTTTCACGTGGAACTAATCCAGTTGGTAGAGATACAATACCTGCAATGCTGCATGAGGGGGAAGCTGTAATCAATTCAAAGACAAATCAAATGTACTCCCCAACAATTAAAGCAATAAGGAGGGGCTTAATACCTGATGGAGTTATTAACAAGTTCGTTAAAGATTATACCAATGGTGTGAACTATGATGGCATTTCTAAGGCTGTAGAAGTTAAGGTAAGCAATGACAGGAACTATGAAGTATTCGGTCAAATGTCCGACCGATTAAACAGGCTGGAAAAAGTAATGGCAAGAGCAGCGACAGGCATAGAGGGATTAAAAGTTAATGTTAATATGGATAGTGATGGATTTGCAGCATCAATACAAACACACCTTGAAAATAAAAACAGAATATTAAATGCTTAACATACGAATAAAACGAGCTCAATTAAAAGACAAGCAAGGCAATAATGTACTGGTAGAATGTTCAGGCGCAAATAAGGCTTCTTATGTTCCGGGCAATGTAGACGGAACATGGTACGACATTACAGAAGATGTAGGCGGTCTTGACGATTTAAAGTTTGTTATAAGTACTGACAGCCAAAGCAAAAAACTATCAGAAAAAGCTGCAAGTATTGATATTGATATAAATGGTGATACTGCCTTAATTATTAACGAATGGTTATTTGAAACCCCATGCAGTTATCTTAATTACTTCGAAGCGGAAATAACAGATACACAGTGCGACTATACTTATGTTAATTTTCAAATAAAGCCCGACAACTTTGTTTATTGTGATTCTGATGGATGCTCTTATAGGCTGCCATTGCGTGAAGAAGACAATACAACTGCAAACATTAAAAAGTATTCTATACATGACAACTGGCAAAGGTGGTTCAGCGAAGATGGAACAAAAGACCACCCAACATTTGAAGTAGTTATATTTAATACTGTACCGCTGCTACAATCGGCTGTGATAGGTATGTGGATATTCATTACCTCATTGCCTGGAGTTGGTCAAATCATTGATGCCATCGGTGATGTCCATGACAGTATAAAAGAAAATTTAGGCTTCGGACAGTTTGCTCCGGCACCTAAAATAAAAACCATCATTGATAATATTACGCAAAGATTAAACATATCAACAGATACTATTTTTGATGCTGGTAAATTTGCAGAGAATGATTGCCTTTTAATACCATACGGAGGTAGTTATTATAAAAATATGAATGGATGCAGCCCATCTACAAAGTACATTTGGAATAACAGATACATTTGGCAATTCACAGATTTTTTAGATGCTATCTGTGAACTATACAACTGTTATTGGGAGGTAGCGAACGGTAAACTAACTATAAAACCATTTCAAGAAAAGCTGGAAGAAGAACCAATAGACCTTTCTGCAGACATATTTTCAAACTGTTATAATTTCAGTATAACCAAAAAGGCTGCTTATGGTAGGTATGAATATCAGGTAGACCCAACGGATGCAGCAAGTGGTCAGGCTCAATACCCATACAATGATATAGTTGACTTTGATGGAGATGGATTAAATCCAATGTTAGAGGGCAGTACACAAAAAAGGTTATCCTTTGCAAGTACTGGCATTTATGGTGATAGTTTCGGAAAGGAAGACGTAAAGGAAATATTTAATGGTGCAAGGGGCATCGCTTACATATTACTTGCATCCCTTGTTATTACAGCCGCATCATTGATTGCAGGTACTGTTACCGCTACTGGAGCCATAATCATTACCGCTGCAATAGTATCTTTTTTCATTACTGTAGAAATACAACTTGCAAACTACAAAGATGAGTTTGGTATAGGTGGCTATTATAGGGGCATAGTTAGAATACAGGGAAGCGGTGCTCTATCAGTACCAAGGGTATTAAGATGGGATCCAACAACTGCTTTAAATTGTGCAAGAGTTGTAAGTCAGGATAGTTCAACAGTTCAACCTAATACATACTATAACCCTACATCAGTAAGCTATGCAGACCAACCATGGGGGACATCTGTTTATAGAGTTGTTGACAAAGTTTATAATTATCCCTTATTCTTTGATGCTAACTATAAAGGTAATTTATACGACACATTGCATGAACTAACAGACAACCCATTGATTGTAAATATTGGCAATAAGGTTGTAACCAGCGTTTTGCCTTTATGCTGTGATACTATTGACTTAATAGGGTTAGGTGCTGACAGCGAAAGGATTGTAGGCAGAATTGTTAAGATAAAGGATAATGAGTATATTTTTGTAACTGAGTGCGAAGTTAGTTATACAAATATGAGCATAACCATAAAAGGAAAATATTTATACAAATGAGATTAAGAGCCGGGAACATAAACGATACTATAAACAAATGGCAGCAGTATCAATCTAATTGCCATTATGATAGCAATAAATGTCAACAGTACTATATTCCTATTGATGTTGAAAGTTCAAAAGACTTATACTGGTATATGGATTTAGAAAAGCAACCAGCATCAGTCAAGCATTACATGGTAGATA